TACCAACTATGAGATGCTAAGTCGGTTTGATCCTAGGAAGTATCAAGGTCTAGTCTTGGACGAGTCCAGCATTCTCAAATCTATTGATGGAAAGACAATGGCGCTCTTGCTGTCAGAGATTCTTTCTATTCCCTACCGGACAGCTTTTACCGCGACTCCTGCACCTAATGATTTTATGGAGATCGGTGCTCACGCGGAGTTTGTTGGTGTTTGCCGCCAAGTGGAGATGCTCTCCCGCTTTTTTGTCCATGATGGGGGCGAGACTCAGAAATGGCGTTTGAAGGGACACGCTCAGGAAGAATTTTGGAAATGGGTCAGTTCTTGGGCGGTCATGTTCCGCAAGCCCTCAGACCTGGGATTTGACGATAAGGGATTTGATCTCCCTAAATTGCAGATGCTTCCTTCATTTGTAGAGACCGAGTGGAAGCCTGATCATTACGATGGATTGTTTGCTTATCAGGCATCAACGCTTTCAGAGAGGATTGAAGCGAGAAGAAATTCAGTGGAGGAGCGAGCCAAGCATTGTGCACAGATGGTTAACGATAGTTCTGAGTCCTGGGTGATATGGTGTAATTTGAATCCAGAAGGGAATTTGCTAGAGAAGCTAATACCTGATGCAGTTCAGGTCTCTGGTCGAGATTCGATGGAAGACAAGATAGTGAAGTTGCGGAAGTTTTCGTCAGGCCAAAAAAGAGTCATCATCACAAAGCCAAAAATTGCTGGGTTTGGGCTCAACTGGCAGCACTGTCGCAATGTGGCTTTTGTTGGACTTTCTGATTCCTGGGAACAGCTCTATCAGTGTGTCCGACGTTGCTGGAGATTCGGTCAGAAAAAATCAGTTAGAGTCCATGTTATCATTTCCAGAGCCGAGGGTGCTGTTTTAAAGAACATCATGCGTAAGGAGGAAGATGCAGAGCGTATGATGGAGAGTATGACCAAGCACATTGTCAGACATTTTAAAGAAAACCCACAACTTACGGATGCTTATATGAGAAATGTCAAATCAGGAGAGAACTGGACGCTGTATCAGGATGACTGTGTGGAAGCTCTTCGCAAGATGAAAGAAGAGAGCATCGCCTTCTCTGTTTTCTCTCCTCCGTTTTCCAGTCTTTACACCTACAGCGCCAGTGCTCGGGACATGGGTAATTGCTCCAATGATGCTCAGTTTGAAAAACACTGCCAGTTTTTAGCCGAGCAACTTCATCGTGTTCTGATGGCGGGTCGTCTAGTCAGTTTTCATTGCATGAACCTGCCGACGAGCAAAGCCAGGGATGGGGTTATTGGCATCCGAGACTTTCGAGGATTGCTCATTCGAATCTTTCAAAAAGCGGGTTTCATCTTTCACTCTGAGGTTTGTATTTGGAAAGATCCCGTTACGGCCATGCAACGCACCAAGGCTATCGGGCTTTTGTGGAAGCAGCTAAAGAAAGACTCCTGCATGTCTCGTCAAGGAATTCCTGACTATCTGGTCACGATGCGAAAGCTGGGTGAAAATAAAAAATTTGTGGCACGAGACGAGAAGCAGTTTCCGGTGGCTCTTTGGCAGAAGTGGGCCAGTCCAGTTTGGATGGACATCAACCCATCAGATACGCTTCAATATCGGAGTGCCCGAGAGCACAAAGACGAGCGGCACATATGTCCTTTGCAGTTAGATGTGATTCGTAGATCCATTCTCATGTGGAGCAACAAGGGTGAGCGGGTGCTGTCTCCATTTGCAGGCATCGGCAGTGAGGGTTATGTCGCTTTGCAGTGTGGGAGAAAGTTTGTTGGGGTGGAATTAAAAGAAAGTTACTTTCGACAGGCAGCAGCAAATCTGAAACGAGCAGAATACAGTAAAAGGCGAACGTTGTTTCCAGTAAATTTCAAATGAGCCTATACAAAAAGTATCGACCGAAGACTCTAAAGGAAGTGGTAGGTCAGGATAATGCCGTCAGGCTTTTAGGGAAGTTCCTAGCTAATGGCTTGCCACATGCCTTGATGTTCACCGGTCCTAGCGGCGTGGGCAAGACCACCATCGCTCGCATCCTCAAAAAGGAATTGGAATGCTCGGACGAGGATTTCATGGAGCGTAACTGTGCTGACTTTCGAGGCGTTGACGATGTGCGGGATATCCGCAAGCGGAGTAACTTTTCACCCATCGGCGGCAAGACTCGCATCTGGCTTTTGGATGAAGCTCATAAGATGACCAATGATGCACAGAATGCTCTCTTGAAGATCCTAGAGGACACACCAGAGCATGTTTACTTCTTCCTGGCTAGCACCGATCCGCAGAAGATTATCAAGACCATTCACACCCGATGCTCACAGATCAAGCTCGGTCCGGTGCCACATGAGAAACTTTATAGCTTGGTTTGTATGACAGCGAGCAAAGCCAAGCTCCTTGTCGATATCAATTCCGATACCGTCATTGACGCCATTTGTGAAGCTGCGGATGGATCGGCCAGAAAGGCTTTAGTGGTGTTAGAGGCTGTAGGCAACTTGGAAACCGAAGCGGAGCAGCTCCAAGCTATTCAGACTACTGATTTCAATAAAGATGAAGCCATCAATCTCGCTCGGGAACTGCTCTATGGACGGGATGGCTGGAATGGCATCTGCAAAATCCTTCGCGGCCTTTCTGAACAGGATGCTGAGGGTATACGATATACCATCCTTGGTTATGCTCGGGCGGTCCTGATCGGAAGCAAAGACGGCAAACCGCCAAACCCGAAGTTTGGACCTAAAGCCTATCTCATCATTGACGTTTTCTCACGTAACTTTTTCGACAGTAAACATGCTGGACTTGCTGCCGCTTGTTGGGAGATCCTCAATGCAGCCTAAGTAGCCTAAAAACCTATGAACAAAGCCGATGACATATTTGACGGAACACTAAATGAAATTGCCGATGCTGTTCATGAGAACGCGGTGAAGAAGGGGTTTCACCCGGAGCAGCCCGAAGCTGATTTCATCAACTATCAATTGATGAATTCGATTGTCGAAATAGCTGAACTTCACGACGCATGGAGAAGAGGCAACTGGAAAAAGCCCTGCGATAAAGCCGAAGAGATGAAAGACCTGGGCCTTCCCGTTCTGAGCTGTGCCGAAGAAGAGTATGCAGACCTGCTCATCAGGACCCTCGATCAGTGCCGCCGTCTGAAAATCGACATTGCCCGAGCGGTGGCCATCAAGCATATGTTCAATACCACCCGTCCCTTTCGTCATGGGAACAAACTGAGCTGATTTACACTGGTGTAAATGAAGATCTCCCTAAAGTTTATTCGGGAAACAGCAGCAGCCCGGTTCTATCAGGACAAGGGCAAAGCTGGATTCTGGATACCGAAATCAGTCATCACCCACACGACCAAATATACTCCCAAGGACGGTCAGCCAGCCGTTCACGACCTAACGATTGAGGATTGGTGGTGGGAGCAAAAGTGCAATCCTGGGACGGGATAATGTAGGTATGAGTGATTTAAAAGAAGACATCCTGGACATAGACGAGCACGACTTGGGCCGCGAGTGCAGGCAATTGCCCGGTCTGATCATGCAGACGGGTGACCTCTGTGCTAAACGAAGGCGGAAGATTGCCGAGCTGGAAGCCGAGGTGGAAGTGCTCAAGGCAGACTTAGACCGAAAGGTGCGAAGTTCTCCTGAAATCTACGGCATAGAGAAAGTTACGGAAGCTGCTATCAAGTCCGTTATCCTCACGCAGAAGAACTATATCTACAAATCCGAAGAGATCAGGGAAGCTGAATACAGGCTACAGCTTGCGACATCTCTACTCTCGGCCCTGGATGCCAAGAAGCGAAGTTTGACTTTGTTAGTTGAACTGCATGGGATGCAGTATTTCGCAGAGCCACGGGTCTCCAAGGAAGGCCGGGATGCTGTGCAGCAAAACTCCCAGCGGGATCTAGTCAGGCGGCAGCAAGAGAAGCTTCGTAAGCGAGATGATGCTCGCGATTGACATATTTTTGACTCTTTGCGGGTCTCTGGTGGTGCTGCCAGCCGTTAGCTATCTAGTGGTCAAAAGCGGCACTGCCGGATATCTGCGAGCGAAGGACCGTTACCAACAAGAACAAATGATGAGATTAACTCCACCATGCGAACATCAGAAGAAAAACAAAAGCGAAAACTGAAATACACTTCGGTCAAGGCTATGGCCGAGAAGTTGCAGGCGGGCTACCAGGCGAGCTATCTAAAGTTGACCAAAGGGTTCAAGCTCTACCGGCCAAAGGCAGGCAAGGCTTTACTCGACATCATCCCTTACGTTGCCGGGGCTGGAAATCCCATGGCGGACGAAGGAGAGATACACTGGGAACGAACTTTCTGGGTTCATCGTGGAATTGGTGCCAACCAGGAAACGTTCGTCTGCCCGGCTAAGACCATGGGTCAGCGTTGTCCTATCTGTGAGGCTCGGATGGAGCTGGCGGAGTCTGACGATGACGATGACGAGAAGCTTCGCAAGGATCTGATGCCGAAACAACGCCAGCTCTTTAACATTATCGATCTGAAAAATCCTGACGCCGGAATTCAGATTCTGGAGACGAGCAGCTTTAGTTTTGGTGAGCCCTTGATCGAAGCCGTCCAGTCGGCAGATGAAGAAGACGAAGGCCAGCACTGGGATCTTTTCTTCACCTTGGATAATGGTCTTTCGCTCCGTGTTCTCTGGACGGAGGAGAAGTTTGGAGCCGGGAAATTCATCAAGGCTTCCCGCATCGACTTCAAAGAGCGTTCTGAGGAATACGGCTCGGATATTTTGGACAAGGTCGCTTCGCTCGATGAGATGCTGAAAATCCTCGATTACAAGGAGCTGAAAAAGGCATTCCAAGCCATCGCAGCCAAGAAAAAACAGGACGACGAAGAAGATGAGGATGACGAAGACGAGGACACGGATTCCGAGGGCGACGATGACGAAGAGGAATCTCCGAAGGCTAAGAAAAAGAAGCCCGGCAAGGATGATGATGACGAGGATGGGGAATGGCCGGATGAGAATGAGGACGAAAAACCCAAGGCCAAGAAAAAGAAGAAGCCTGAGCCTGAGGAAGAAGAGGATGAAGACGGGGACGAGGACTCAGAGGATGACGAAGAGTCTGACGAGGACGAAGACGAAAAGCCGAAGAAAAAGAAACCGGCTGAGGATGAAGACGAGGACGGGGACGAGGAGGAAAAGCCGAAGTCCAAGAAGTCCGAGAAGGAAGTCCCAGACGACGATGATGACGACTGGTCAGACGGTCCAGACGACGAGGAAGATGACGAAGAGTCTGACGAGGACGAAGACGAAAAGCCGAAGAAAAAGAAAAAGGCTCGCTCCGAGGATGACGACGAGGACTAGATGAACATTAGGAAAGCACTACTCACTAAAAGGACCCCGCTTGTGCTTTCCTCGAAGAGTGCTGTCTCGACCGGCAGCACTCTTCTCAATTTAGCATGCACGGACAATCCAGCATGCGGTTTCATAAAGGGCCGGTATTACTATCTGGTGGGCGACTCTACGTCAGGAAAGACATGGCTCAGCTTAACATGCTTTGCCGAAGCATGTCTGAATCGCAATTTCCGAAACTATCGTCTCTATTTTGATGACGTAGAAGGTGGTGCTCTCATGGACATTGAGAGATACTTCGGCAAAGCTGTAGCCGAGAAGATGAGATCTCCAGCCTATGAAAAGGATGGCACTCCCAAAAACAGCCAGACGGTTCAGGACTTCTATCGAAACATGCATCGTCTGATTACCAAGGGAGATCCTTTTATCTATGCTCTAGATTCCCAGGACGCTCTCGAATCGAATGCATCACGAAGTAAGTTTGACAAGCAGATGCGAGCGGCTGCGGCCGGTGAAAAGGAAGTAGGCAGCATGGGGGACGGCAAGGCCAAATACCACTCTGAGAATATTCGGTGGGTTCAATCGGGTTTGCGACGCACGGGGAGCATACTCATTATCATTGGGCATGTTCGTGATAATCTGAACCCATTTAGCTTTGAAAAGAAAACTCGGAGCGGTGGTAAAGCTTTGATCTACTATGCGAACACCCAGATCTGGACGAGCTTGGGAAAGAAGATCAAACGGAGTGTGCGTGGCGTGCAAAGGACGGTTGGTGTCTATAGCATTGCCGAAGTAAAAAAGAATCGTATTACGGGTAAGATTGGCAAGGATCGATCAGTCCCTATCCCGATTCTCTACGGTCATGGGATTGACGACATTGCTTCCTGTGTTGGGTTCATGATCAAGAATAAGATGTGGAAGAAGGGCGAAGGAGATGCCTATCGAGCCCGGCAACTCGGATTTACCGGAACCTATTCTGAGATCATTCAATTTGTGGAAAAGTCCAATGCCGAAGAGCAGTTGCGGACAGCTGTGGGAGAAGCTTGGGCACAGATAGAAAAAGAGTGCGAACCGGATAGGAAGCGACGCTATGAATAAATTGGCCTTAGCAGATAGAGTGATGGAGAAGCCACGGAAAACCATCCAGGTTATGAGCGTTTTGGATAGCGTGGGAAAATACCTGGTGCTGGCTGTCTGCGATGACGGGACGATCTGGCAGCTTGCCAATCTCTACCGGGAACATGGAAAAGAGCCTTACTGGGAAAAGTTTCCTACTCCGCCAGCTCTATGAATCCGATAGATTTCGAACAGGCAAATATGACTTTTAATGCTCCGCCCGGGCAAGAGGACTATGTGCAGCCTATTCGGGCTTTCTATGGTCAGCGTCTAGGGGGGAGTCTCGATGGGGTTGTTTTTACTGTAGTTTGTTGGGAACTTTCAGAGGAGGATTTAGAAGCATTGCGTCTAACTGGAAAAATTTATCTCAGCTTTGTTGGAGGACTACCGCCTCATTTGGCGTGCACTTCATTCGAACAAGCTGCGAATTTCGGATGAAACAGGCGGAGTTCAATTACACCAGTGTAAAGCCCAGGATTTCTAAGGTGGGAAATATCATGGAGCTAGTGGCCGAAGTGGATCTGATCTATGCCATCGCTTTCGTCTACTTCTGCCATGGTCGAAAAGTCTGTTCTGGAAAATCCTTCAAGACCTGGCTGGCCGAAGAAAGAGAATTTGGACGGCCGGGCCTGTTGCCGAGAAAGTTCTCCCGATATCCTGTAGACTACCCTGAACACATTCGCGGGCTCGGTTGGTATCTACTCAACTGCTACGAAAACAAACGTCCAATACCATGGGCACTGAAAGACTAGGCAACCTTCTGGTGGTAGATTGTCATTATATCTGCCATCGTGCCTATCATACGACGGGCAAGTTATCCCATAGAGGACAAGCTACGGGAGTGGCTTTTGGTTTCTTCCGCACAGTTCAGTGGCTTACGGAGGAGTTCCAAGCCAGTCAAATTGCATTCTGTTTTGAGGGCAATAGTCTGCTTCGCAGAAAGCTCTACCCTGAATACAAGAAGCGGAACCACAAAGATCTGACCGATGAGGAAAAGGAAGCTCGCTTCGATCTCAGGCGGCAGATAGAATGTTTGCAGCACGAGCATCTGCTGAATCTAGGTTTTCGCAATATCTTCTCTTTTGATGGTTTTGAGAGCGACGATTTGATGGCTTCCATAGCGGAGAATGCAAAGCAGTTTGAAACCATCTATTTGGTGACAGGTGATTATGACATGTTTCAGTGTCTCCGGCCCGGTGTCAAAGTTTACTCTCCTCACAATCTTCGGCTCTACACGCACAAATGGTTTCAGAAGGAATTTGGACTTGCTCCTTGGCAATGGGCCAATGTTAAGGCCCTGGCAGGATGTTCCAGTGACAACGTCAAAGGGCTTTGGAGGTGTGGAGAAAAGACGGCTGTCCGCATCTTGCGGAAGGAACTGCCCAAGACTCATTCTGCTTGGCTGAATGTCAACAGTCCAGAAGGTCAGGAGATCTACAGGCGAAATATGAGGCTTGTCCGACTGCCGTTTAAGGGATGCCCGGTCATCAATCAATTCAAGTCCAATGAGATTTCAGCCAAACGATGGACGCGACTCTGTGACAATTTGGGAATGGTATCACTCTCTCGAAGGCAATTAAAGCTTACGAGACCGCTAGAGCTTTACGAACTATGACTAGGATTTTTCTCCTACCCCCCTCGGATTTTTCTATGACACCGACTCATCAACTTAAACGCAATGGTCAGCATGATGCCGTTTGCTGGCGCTATTTTAAGAATTCTCCAATCCCTGTATGGATAGCACGAAATTTTCATAGCATTGGAGATCAGGGACTGACCCATCGCAGCGGAGAAGTCTTGAAAGAAGGTCAGTGGGTAGTTCGAGATCCTGAGCAGCCTACGTGTATGATCTTGGACGATTCCGAATTTCAAAAGCTGTTTGTGGAGCTTCCTAAGAAATGAGTAAGGGACGAGACAAAGGCAATGCTTTTGAAAGGTGCATTTGTAAGCAGCTTTCGCTCTGGTGGAGTGATGGGAAATCAGACGCTATTTTTTGGAGAAGTCATGCGAGCGGAGGATGGGCAAACCACCGAGCACAGAAAGGATTAAAGACCCATGGCAATCATGGGGATATCACGGCGATAGATCCTAGTGGAAATCCCCTGGTGCAGTTCTGGACTATTGAGCTTAAACGCGGAGCGGCACACAAGGACCCGGCGGAGCTGATCGAGTGCCCTTTTACACCGGTGCAAAAGCCATTCGAAGCTGTCATCGAACAAGTAGTTCAGTCCCATGTTGCAGCTGGCAGTCATGGATGGATGATCATTTCCCGCAAGGATCACAGACAAGCTGTTTGTTATATTGACATCGAAAGTGCTCGGTTGGTATGCGGCCGTGTTCCCGCTCCCAAGGTGTTTTACAATTTGGCTGTCAAATACAATATGGGCCTGCTAAAGGTGAAATTCTTTGGTTGTCCGCTTGAAAACTTCTTGCGTTCTGTCTCCCCAGGGCAGATAGTCGCCCAGGTTGAGTTAAAAACGCAAAAAGGATCCAAATGAGCAAAATAACAGTTACCAAAGAGAAGAGATTTTCGGTTGAAGATACCATGAGCGATCAATCGAAAGAATCAAACGGGCTTCACGTGGGGGATGTTATTGACCACGATGGAGCGGAATGGGTGGTATGGAGCGCAAACGACACCAAGGCATCAATTGCCCCTCTGGACAGCAAGATCGTATCCCGGGTGAGAGAGTCAGACGGCCTGATTCAGTTTCTGGCCAAGGGTGACACCGACGCCATCTCTCCCGATGCTGATGTCAAAGTGAAGCGTTCCTTCGGCCGGGAAGGACTCAAAGCCCATCTGGACGACCGCAAGAGCAAGGCCATGGTCAAAGCCGGAGAAGTAGATGTCTTCGAGGATATCGAAGACAAGGACCATCGGGCTGAGATGATGGAACTGGCCCAAATGGCCGAAGATGTCATCAAGGGCTTGCAGGATGCATCCACGCGTTACATCGGGCTGGTGAAATTCGTCCGCGACTGTGACTTGGACGATGAAGAAGTTGTCCGCGTTCTCAAGTCTCGCGGCTACAATGATGCACGCGTATCCGAGATCCACCGTGTGGCCCACGGCTCCGAGGACATTCTCAAGCAGTATGAGCAACGTGTCATCGGTTTTAAGCAGGCGGTCGAGCAGAATCGAGCTGCTTCCGGCAGTCGTAAGCCCGGCATTACCAAGGCCAAGATGGAGCGGATGGCCAAGGGCATCACCAAGCTCATCGCCAAGGGTAGCTCAGCGGCTCTGAAAAAGCTCGGGGTCGAGCAGCCGAAGAAGGATGAATACGTCCTGGATATGGGTGAGTGGGAAATCGTGATTCGCCATCATCCCGAAGCGGCAGTCCCTGCCGAAGAGAAGAACGGAGCCCCGAAGGCATCCAAGAAGAAGTCCAAGAAGGCACCGAAGGCCGCCAAGCCGAGCAAGAGCCGCTCCGAAGAATATGAGCTGGAGGAAGACGAGGACTAAAATTTGTCTCACGAGTTAGGTTGTTCCGTCATACCAAAAGCCCCTGAGGCGTGATCTCCTCAGGGGCTTTTTGCTGCTTGACAGCCTATTTAGGGGTCTATATGCTGACGTATAAGACATATGCAAGAAAAGATCACCCCAGAGGAAGCATTCTGTCTCGTCAGGAGAATGCTGTTCAAACTCGTCAAATTCTACTCGCCCCAGCTAGGTTATGAAGAAGCTGTTAGCATGGCTTTCTCCTCCTTTATGGTGGCCTGGGAGACATTTGAACCGTCTAAAGGTGTCAGATTTTCTACTTGGACCTACGTGAAAGTGAATAGCAAAATGCGTCATCACGTAGAACACAAGCGAAGGGACAGGCTCGTTCTGATGGAGGTAAATGA